ATTCTGGAGAAACGCCTTGAACATCAAATTTTGATGGATCGGTGTTTGGGTCTAATGATTGTTCCAAATCTTTTTGATTCTGTTCGGGAGTAAAGTCTTGTGGTGTTTTTGGTTCATCTCCAGCAGAAGACGGTAAACCTTCTTCTTCTTGTTCTTTGATTAAAGAAAATAAAAAATTTCGAAGAAAAGGCAAATCGCTTTTTTCTTCTATGTTTAAACGGTGCATATTGTTATGCAAAATTCTAGAAACTTCATTATTCGTTTTGCTTTTTTTTGCGCTTTTCTTTTTTGACTTTGTAGAAACTTTCATTATTATTATTTACCTTAGATATTTACTTTTTATTTAAACATTTCATGAAAAACTATAAAATTATATGTGCAACTCAAAAAAACTCTGATGATTTTAAAAAAGAATCACAACTTTCATTGTCCATCGATAAACTTGGAATTAAAAACAATTCAATAATTCGTTATGAAAACAAAATTGGATTGCCTAAATTGTATAATTCATTTATTACAGAGGAATTTAAAAACAATTATCTATTGTTCATCCACGATGATGTTTTAATAGAAGATTTATTTTTTGATGAAAAAATATCTTTGGCTTTTGATAAATATGATATAGTTGGTTTAGCAGGTTCAAAAAAATGTAATTTGGCATCTCATGTAACAGCATGGCATATGATGTGTGAAAGAAAAGATATGGTTGGAGAAGTTTCGCACTCTAAAGATAAAATATACTGGACTACAGTTTTTGGACCAACTGATTCTCGTGCATTAGTTATTGATGGTTTGTTTATAGGAGTAGATGTTAACAAATTACTAGAAACAAACACACGATTCGATGAATCTTTTGATTTCCATCATTATGATATTTCTTTTTGCTTGAATGCTAACAAAAATAGACTTAAAATCGGCGTATATCCATTGAAAGTTACACATTTTGGTTTGGGTGATAGTATGATGTCTGATGAATGGAAAAAGAGTGCAGAAATTTTTAAAAATAAATATTGTAACTGATGAATAATAAACTATTTGATGTTTTAAATTGGATTTTAAAAAAGAAATCCAATATTTCAGATTTTGATGATGTTTCTTGTTACATTGTTAATCGATGGTTAACAATGGCATCGAATGATTTTTGTAACATAATCAATCTTACCAGTAACAGATGGCTTACAAAAAATAAGGATATTCCTTATTTTAATTTTTATAAAGCAATTTTACCTAAACATAATCGTAAAATAGATTATATTAAAAAAACAAAAATAGAAGATGTTGATATTGGTGAAATAAAAAATTTAGCAGAAAATAAAGAAGTATCTATCAAAGAAATAATTTTTTTAGAAAAACAACTTGAAGAATTTAAAAGCATTAGTAAATAAAATATAATATGATAGCAAGACCAGAACAAGAAGACTTAATTGGCGGAAAAATACAAATCGATCATTATCTAGGACAAGATTTTAATTTAGATGGTTGGAAGCTTACAAAAGTATTAGATGATATTTTGATGTGTCGATATATCGATGTAAGTGAAGATGGAACTGAAATAAAAAGAGGTAGTATATATCTTCCAATTAATGCTGTAAATTTTACTTGGAGATTGGCTGAAGTTATTTTGGCTGGTCCTGCATGTAAAACAGTAAAAGAGGGAGATATTGTGGTTTTTCCTAATGACAAAGGTATTCAGGTAGCAAACATGAATGATATGAAACACATAGTTTTTTTAAACGAATCAAGAATTTTTGGAATTTGTTCAGAAAACAAAAATTAAAATATGGGTTTAGGTGTTTCAAGTTTAAAAAAAATATGCCAACAATCTGTTGTTGAAATAAAATTTAAACGTAGGAATAAAAAATTGGGGTTTCCCCCAAATAGAAGAATTCTTTGCACTTTAAACGTTCAACTTCTTAATGGCGATATAGGAAAAAATATATTAAACTTTGTTAGACCTACTCAAAACCCACCTTACAATGCCGAATCCAAAGGTCTTGTTGTTGTGTGGGACATTATAATGCAGAATTGGAGAGCTATACCAGCCGAAAGCTGTGAAATAGCTACTTTTTTCAATTTAACCACGAAAGCTGATCAAGCAAAATTTTTCAATTTTTTTGATAAGGTTGTTTTAAAAATGACTGCATCTCAAAAGAAAAATTTTATAGACAAGTAATATGACTATTCATGGATCTGAATTAGAAAATGCATGTAAGTTTCTTTTACAAAAAGAAATTACTTTAGAAGTAAATAAAAAAATTTATAAAAAAGGAAAATTAATACTTTTTTATCAAAAAAATTTCTATTTGGTTTTCATAATGAAAACTGCAAAAAAAGAGAAAGAAAAAATTGAAATTCCAATTCCATATGGTGTTGAAATTCATGAAGAAGACAATTTGGTTTTTTTTGATTATAGAATAAAAACTCTATCAAAGTTTTCACCGGAAATTGAAACAAATTTAATTTTATATCCTAAAAAAATTGCAGGAAATAAATTTTGGGATACCATATTAACAATAGATGGAAACTATGAACAATAAAATCGTATATGCTTACAGTATTTTTTCGGGAACAGTATATGAAATACTTGAAGATGATGTAAAATATTTAGACGAAGGACAGCTTCCGTTGACACAGAAACCAAAAGACAACTGTAAAAAGTGTTATGGTAGATTAAATGTTGGAAGAGATTCACAAAATCTTTCTTTTTTTCCATGTTCTTGCTTGAAAAAAATAGTGAATGTTGATATAGTTAGAAGTCTTGAAAACTTTAGAAGATAAATCACTATCGTCGCATTTTCCGTCAAATTCAACACCGAGGCTTCAACAAGTTGAAGCTCTTGAAAAGATACAAAAATGTTTTGCGTCAAACAAAAAATATATTATAGCGTGTTTACCAACTGGTTCTGGTAAAAGTCATATTGGAGTTACTGTTGGTAACTCAACAAGAGATATGAGCTATAAACTGAAGTCATTAATCAATGATTATTCAGTTTATAAAAAAAATAAGAACGGTGATTACATCCATGAATCTGATTTTTTAAATGCAGATCCTAGTAGTTCTTATATTTTAACAATCACAAAATCTTTACAAGATCAATATCAGAATTTATTCAACGATATTCCAACCATTAAAGGAAAAAACAATTATCAATGTGATGTTGATTCTGCTTATAGTGCTGAAAATGCACCTTGTCTTTTTTCCAAAAAATTAAAACAAAATTGTTTTGATTGTGATAGGTGTCCATACTATAAAGCCAGAAATAATGCATTATCATCGAAAACACCTATTTTAAACTATAGGGTATTTTTCAATCTTCCTTCATTTTTAAGGAAACGTGAAATTTATATTTGTGATGAAGCAAGTGGGTTGGAAGATGAACTTGTATCCAAGTATACTTTTGAATTAAAATATTCACAGATAGATAATGAAAACATAAAATATAAAAAAATTCTAACAGATGATTCAAAATCTGTTTTATTTTGGTTACAAGATGTATATGTTCAATTAGAGAATCGTGTTGAATCTATAAAAACAACACTAAACGATATGGATAGTGGCGATAAAGCATATTTTAAAGAAATGCAAAAATTATCGAAACTGAATAGAATATTTAATTCATTACAAGAAACTTTGGAATATTGGGATTCTTCTTCTTATTTGGTCGAGAAAAGAGATAGTGATAGTTTAGTTTTATGTCCATATGACATAAAACCTATCGCAAAAAATATATTTTCCGGTGCAGATAAAGTATTGATGATGTCTGCAACTTTAAGTAATCATAAAGAATTTGCTAAAAGTTTAGGTATAGATGATTATGAATATTTTGAATCCGAATCAACATTTGACCCCAAAAAGTCTCCAATATTTTGCAGTAAAAAATTCAAACTTTCATACAACACAATGGAGCAAAACCTACCTCATGTGTTAGATGCTGCTGTAAGTTTGTGTGATAAGCATTCTAATGAAAAAGGAGTCATTCATACTCACACAAATTTTATTGCAAATAAACTGCAATTTAAAACAAGAAACAATTCAAGGTTTTTATTCAAAGACATTTCTTCTACCAATGAAGAAATGTTAAACGTTCATAAAAACACAAATGAACCTACCGTGTTAGTTAGTCCATCTTTAGATACAGGAATTAGTCTCGATGATGATTTAGGTAGATTTCAAATAATTTTAAAATCACCATATCTACCATTGAGTTCAAAAAGAATTAAAAAAATGATGGACGCAAATCCAAAACATTACACAATGAAGATGTTGAATAAGCTTATTCAGATGTGTGGTAGATGCACAAGATCATCTGGAGATTATTCGATAACATATATATTAGATGCAGTAATAGTCGATGCTATAATGAGGGAAAAACAAAATTTGCCTAAACATTTTTTAGATAGATTAGTTTAGATGTAAATATATGTAGTGAAAAATTATACGTTTTATTGGGAAATCCAAACAGTTTTAGAGCAGTTTGTTGGTGCTTTTAATGATGTTCTTATCAAGAGATATGATAATCAAAAAAACATAGTAACTCCTCCCAATGATATTAAGGTAAATTATGTTTATGGTCCAAAACAAAGAATATTCAATAGTTTACAAAACCCCGCACCTGGTGGAATAACAGTACCTGCAATTGCAGTAAGCATTGGTGGCATATCTAGAGATCAAACCAGAGTTGTTAATAAAAACGATGGTTTTGTTGTTCCATATAATACAACAATAACACCATCCGATTTTGTAAAAAATATACCACAACCAATACCGATTAATATTGGTGTCAATATGACATTGATAACAAAATATCAAAATGATATGGATCAACTTATATCAAATTTTGCTCCATATTGTGATCCGTATATTATAATATCTTGGAAAACGCCAACATTAGAAAATTCACTTGTTCCTTACGAAATAAGAAGTGAGGTTTTGTGGAATGGTAATATATCATTACAATATCCAAATGATGCGGGTCCAACTCAAGCATACAGAATAACAGCAGATACATCTTTTACTATAAAAGGTTGGTTGTTTAAAAAAATAGATGAAATTTACAGAAAAATATATGTCATAAACGCTGATTTTTCTGCTATAGAAAGTAATGAACAATTACTGAAAGATGTTGATGAACTTTATACTGAAACTGTTACTATTTCTGCTAGACCTCAACCTAGAAACTTGGAACCGTGTATGATTTTGGGTTACAATCAACTGGGAAATATAAATTTACCAAAAATTGATATATATGGTAAATCATTTTTCGATGTTAAAAATGTATATTTAAGTTCTTCTAACGAAGAAATGTTTAATGGTGTTAGTTTTTTTCATCCATTTTCAGCAATACCTAAAATGGCAAATAAATACCCTGCCTTTAGGGGAATAGTTGTTCCAGAATTTACATTATATAATGAAAACTTTTTAAGTTTTGATTTTCCCCAAATACCGCAAAAAACTGGTTATATCGACGTAATAATAGAAAACGAAGCTGGTTATGGTGTTTTAAGTAAAGATAAACAATTACCAATGGTTAGTGCGTATCCAGACGCACAAGGTTTAGAATGTAAAGAATGTGGAAATAGTGGTTTATTTGTTTTCCATGTTACTCCGACTCCTACACCAACTTTAACTCCTACGGTAACTCTTACACCAACACCTACTCTTACACCAACACCTACTCTTACACCAACACCTACTCTTACACCGACACCTACTCTTACACCAACACCTACTCTTACACCAACACCTACTCTTACACCGACACCTACTCTTACACCGACACCTACGGTAACTCCTACTTTAACACCAACACCTACCCCTACCCCAGAAGGAACTCAAAATAACATATATTCAATATCTGGAAAAAGTTTAAAAACAATTTCTGGAAAAGATTTATTTAGGATTCAATCAAATATTTCAAATATATATTCAATAACTGGAAAAGTTTAAGAGATATAGAAAATAAAAATGCGATAACTTTAATATAAATATATGATATATGGCATCTATTAATTTTACTGATTTTGATTCTAAATCTTCTTTACTGAGCGGCGATTTTTTGGTTGGTTACAAGAATGATGGTTCTGCTGAATTTAGAACTACTTTAAACGATATTGTAAATTATCTCAAAAATATTTTTGTTCAAAAAAATAACAATCCCATATATGTAACAATTGATAATAATGGTTTTGTTATGAATTTAAATTCTCAAGAAAATTATTATTTTACTGTTGATGAATTAGTAAACAATTTTAAATTTTTTATAGATGGATTGGATGGATTTACTCTTCAAAATAATTTTAATCCAGCCGATTTTTATGATTGTAATTTAGGAATAACTACTACGAATTTAATTGCTAGTGATGTTCCATCGTTATATGTCACACAAAAATGTACATTATCTACTATAAATGATGAATATTTTACATTGTATTATTATAATACAGGATCTTTGGTATTAGGGTTTTCTTTATCATCGGTTGAACTCGAACCGCCAACTCCAACTGGAACCCCTGTTCCTCCAACTCCAACTCCAACTGGAACCCCTGTTCCTCCAACTCCAACTCCAACTGGAACCCCTGTTCCTCCAACGCCAACTCCATCTCCAACTAATTTATCTTGTTTACCCGAAGGAGATAATTTTTTAAGAGACAACATACTAATTTATTCGAATGGAATGATTTCAAAATTACCAGATACTAATAAAATAACAGGCTTAACTTCTGGCGCAATTTATACGGTAGATTTAGATGCTGATGGTACTCCTGGTGTAGCAACATATGGTGTAAACAGACCAAACGAAGATCCTGATGGTGTACAATTGCTTATACCATATGGTGAATTTGGAATTTTAACACAAGCAGAATATCAAGATTCACCAATTTCGGATGTAAGAGGATTTAAATATCTTGATGAAAGAGTATTCATAGAAGGTGAACATCTTTTATTCGAAAATTGGGATATTGGTGGTTTGTGGGGTATTAATGGTATGAGTACTTGGAAATTAAAAAATATCATAAATCCACAAGAAGGAATTTATGGATTTGTATTAGGATGTGCGGAACCAATTCCAACGCCTACTCCAACTCCAACTCCAACTCCAACTCCAACTCTTGATAGTGATGCATTAGATTATATCAATAGAGTTGAAAATGCTGACGGAGAAGAATTGGAAAACTTAGTAAAACAAACAATAAATAATTTTGTTGTTGATTTAAAAGATAAAAATGTTTGGCATTCTTTATCAGCTGCTTGTATAATGGTTGGTGCTAGAACACTTAATGGAGCATTGGTTCCGCTAAAAGGTCCAATTCCTACAAATGTTGAAAATAGTTTCATTGAGGCAGATTATAACAGAGCAAGTGGTTTAAAAGGAAACACTGGTAAAAACTTAAATACTAATTTTTTAAATAGTGATTTGTCTAATGATAGACATTTTAGTTTTTACATCACCGAACGTCACGTAACTACTCCAGAAGAACAAGTAATTAATCATCTAATATTGTCACAAGATCCTGATATTACAACTGATATTATTAATTCTGGTGAAGATTATGATATGGCATACAATCAATTGCAAACTCAAAGTGACCCTGTTCTATTGGGCTGTAGTTTAAACCATAAACATTATATGTATGATTTATGGTGGGGAATACAAGCGAAACAACTGGAATGGTATCATTCTTTATTTGGAGTAACTTTAAATACTGATACATGGGAAGCAACATCTTTATTAGGAGATTCTTATGATACATATCCAGTACTTGGAATAAGTGAAGATTCGGTCGTTGAATCAGATAGATCTTTAAATAAAAAACCAACTCCTTTTTATGTCTATAATAACAATACTGGTCATAGGGGTTCTTGGTATTCAATTGGTTCAAATGTAGATTTAATTTTACTAAAAGACTCATTAGATAATTTTTTAAATGCTTTATGGGAAATTTTACCACCTCCTACCAGACCAGTTCCTAGAAGATGGAATGAAGATGCAATTTATTCAGCAGATTCTATACCTTTGGTTATAGATGTTGAACCAGTAAACGATGACATAAATGCTAGATATAGATTTGATCAAATAGGTTCAAATTGTCCAACATTAACTTGTTATAGAGGTACAAATTATGATTTTATCATAAAAAGCAATAATCATCCATTTGCATTAAGAAGTGATTTATTTGATGTTGGAACTCATATAGAAGGATCATACAATAATGATCCGTGGTACGGTGTAAGTGACAAGACAATATATTTTACTCCAAATGAAAATACACCCGATTCGTTTGTTTATACTGATACACTATATCCAAGTAACAGCGGTAGGATAGAAATTAAAAATTATGAATAATAACACAAAAGAATTATTAAAGTGGATACGTGAAACCAATATCAATGATGTTTTTCCGGATAAAAATGTTCTTGGACTAGGATGGGGACCAAAAGTTAAAGATGGGGTAGAAACTGGAGAGTATTCTTTAATTTTTACTGTTGATAGCAAAAAACCATTAAGTGCTATTCCAACTAATGAGTTATTACCAAAAACTTATCAAATACAAGATAGTTTTTATAAAACAGACGTACAAGAAAAAGTAATATACCAAAAATTAAATGAAAATTCGGTTTCTAAATTTACAAAAATATCAGTTCCGATTGAAATTAAAAATATTGAATCTTTTGATAGTATTCAACCCCTTAACGGTAACGGTACACCATCTTACACAGACTGTCATAATATATCTAATACAGTAGAGCCAGTCAAATCGAACAGAATGAGAAGAAGAGAATTGAAATCTGGATGTGAAACTATAGGAGGAGAAAATTGGGGAAGAGTTGTTGGTACATTAGGAACCTTTGTGATTGATAAAAGCGATGGTCAGATTGTTGCGCTTTCCAATAATCACGTTTTTACGGATTCTCAACTTTTAGCAAACATAAAAACTAAGATTGTAACTAATATATCAAATCTATCAGCATATCAACCAAGTGGATATTGGAAAACATCTATGGAAGAAGATTTTATAGGGACAGCAAAAAGAGTAGTTCCTATCGGAAACATTGATTCTACTGAGGTTATTGGTAATGTTATAGCAGATACATCTTGTGATGCTGCAATTGTTAAATTAAAATCTTATGATGAATTGATAAATTCTAATAGTTTGCAACCTATAGGATTTGAATTTGCACCTCCTTATCCTTTTGCAACGGACGAAGAAATAGATTCATTGTTAGATAGTAATTCTGTAAATTTTGGTGCTCCTTTATTTAGATCTGGTAGAACATGTGGTCCGATTGGATATCCAGGGAACTCACAAAGTTGTAGTTTATCAGCATATGAATTTAACAATGTTATGGTTGGTGTATATAGCGGATATCATTCTTTATTTTCTAATTGTTTTTTATTTAGAGGAAATATAGTGCCCGGTAGAGGTGGAGATTCTGGATCTATGGTTCTTGGATTGTTTGATAGAGGAACACCAAATGAAAAATGGAAAATAGTTGGTTTGCTTTTTGCTGGACCGGGTATGGATTTTCCAACATTTTCTATTGGATGCAGAATAACAAATATAGCAAGAGATTTGAATTTAGCTCCTTGGGATGGTACAAACATTCCTACTCTAAGTTCAAATTCTACCCATGTTATTTTGGATGAAATAAATTCTAATGATTATTCAACTACTGTAAATTTATCCGGTAGAGTTTTTTATCAATTAGGTAGAAGTAATTTAATAAAAATTCCTAAATATAATTTATATTTTTCTAATGGTGTTGAAGATACAGATGATGCATATCAGTTTTGTCAATATACACCTATAACAAAATTAAACGAAGGAATATCTGGATTCATTGAATTAGAAACTAATAATGTAAGCGATGATATTTCATATACCATAACTGGTATATCAGAAGAATATATTAATATTCCCTTAAATGGTAATTTTTCTAATGGATATGGTAGAACACAATTTACTGTCTCTGAAGATTTCTTAACAGAGGGAACAGAAACTATAATAGTTCAATTAGATGGAATTACTCCTACTGTTTCTGCTGCTTTAATAATAAATTCTGTACAATAAATAATTTTTAGAATATCAAGTTAAGCAATATATTTTGAAATATTAACACTAGCAATAAATTAAAAACATTGTAAGTATATGTCATATGGCTGATATCGTACCACAAGCAAATAGACAACCTGATAATGGTAGAGGATTTATATCTTCTATTTTATCTAAATTACCATATGTTCAACAAACATTAGATGTGGATGATACAAATCCGAAGTATGAAATTTTTGACAGATTATCTAAAAAGCGTGAATTAAGAGTAATGCAACAGTCGGTAATCACTGGTCCTTTCATGAACCAGAATTCTTCGGATTACTATAATCCAAATATGATGGCTACCGATAAAGGTTATCATAATTTTATATATGCACATATTGATTCTGATAAAATTAGAAGATTGTCAGAATATAGAAGAATGGCAGCATTTTCTGAAGTTGCGGATTGTTTGGACGAGATATGTGATGAATTTATCAACAAAGATGAATATGGAAGAGTTGTTAGTTTAAATTTTTCAATGTTTTGTAAAATAGAAAATCAAGAAAAAGCCGAAATAGAAAAAGAATTTTCTAAATTTATAAATCTTTTTGACTTAGAACATAAAGGATGGGGTTATTGTAGACAATTGTTAACCGAGGGAGAAATATTTTTCGAAAATATAATACATGATAAAAATAAAGATTTGGGAATTATAGGCGTGTTAAACGTACCAGGTGAGTTGATTAATCCGATTTATGATAATATACAAAATAATGTAATTCAGAATTTTATATTTCAAAAGCCAATTAACATGGCAGATCCTCAACAAAATCAGTTCAATCTGCCAAACTCAAACCCAAATCCAGCCAATTCTTTACAGCATCAATTAATAACATTTGAGGGAAATCAAATTACATACATAAATTCTGGAATGTGGAACGAGGACATGTCTATGCGAATTCCTCACGTCGAAAGAGGTAGACGAGCATATAAACAACTGTCTTTGATAGAAGATGCTATTGTTATATATCGTTTGGTTCGCGCTCCAGAAAGACTTAAATTTACTATTGATGTTGGAAATATGCCACCAGCAAAGGCAGAATCATATTTAAAACAATTAATGCAGTCATATTGGGCTAAAAAAACATATGATCCTCAAAACGGAGGAAGTGCTGGAAATATATACGATCCACAATCAATGCTTGATTCTTTTTGGTTTGCCAAAAGATCAGGAGAAACTGGGTCGGATGTTCAATTATTACAAGGTGGTCAAAATTTGGGTGAATTAAAAGATTTATTATATTTTGTTACAAAATTGTATAATGCATTAGGAGTTCCTGCTACTCGTTTAAATCCAGAAGATTCTTATAAAGATGGTGCAGAAATACTAAGAGATGAATTAAAATTTGCAAAAATGATATTGCGTATGCAAAGTCAGTTTGCAAAAGGATTAAAAGATGCTTTTGTAACTCATTTAAAAATAAGAGGATGGTGGAAAGAATATAAATTAAATGAGTCTTATTTTGATTTAAAATTCGTAGAACCAAGTAGTTATTTTGCATTGAGACAAAATCAAAATCTAGAAATCAAAATTAAAAATTTTGAATCAATGGCTACTCAAGAACAAATTTCTAAAACATTTGCAATGCGCCACTATTTAAATTTAAATGACGCAAAAATTAGCGAAAACATGGAATGGTTAAGAAAAGATGCTGCTTTAAAATGGGAGTTAGATCAAATTGCTAGTATGGGTCCAAATTGGAGAGAAATACAAGATGCTACAAGTCAAGCAACTGCTGAAGCTGATGTAACTGCTGGAGGTGGTGCTGGTGGATCTGCATTAGGCGGTGGTGGTGGTGCTGGTGGTGGTTCTGCTTTAGGTGGAGAATCTATTCCTGAATTTGGTGATACTGGAGCAGCTGCGGCAGAAGTTGCTGAAACAACACCAGAAGCTGAAACTGCTGAAGAGACATCAACAGAAACAGAACCACAAGCATGATATAAAAAGTATAAATAGTATTATGTCCTCTAGTTGCTGTAATACTACTATCGTAATAGAAAATCCACCACAAAACAATATAAGTGTTATTGTTAATGATGCCCTTGCGCCATTTCATGTAATAAACAGTTTTATAAACAGATTAAGTTCAAATTTAGAAAAATACGAATCTGTTTCTACAAACGTAATATCGAATTCAACAAATTATTTAAATTTAGAAGAAGTTAATGAATTAAACATCATACAAACCCTAACATCAAATTGGGTAGAAACTTATGATGAAGTTGTTGAGGAATAATATATATTCTACGAATAACAATATTTTTTTAATAAATATATTATATGTCTGTTTTACCAAATTCATATCACGGTAGTACCACTTTTAATTCAAAAATAAAAAGCTATGATCATTTAGCCCAAAGAGTTCGTAGAACTCTTGGAGAACCTTTAATTGAAATCGAAATTAGTAGTGAACAGATGTATGAACTAATTGATATTGCTATAGAATGGTTCACAAAATTTTCAGGTGTAACAGAAGAATATTTAATTTTTAGATCTGATTTATATAGAAGAGGAGTTGGTTTAAAAATCGATAGATTGTTTTCAATAACACCAGAACTTAACAATTCAAGTGATCCGTCTCAACCGGAAAATCCAGACGGATATGATTTTGATTTAGATGACTATAGAAAAGTAGTAGATGTTTTTTCTTTGGAGCAAGGTAACACTAGTGGTGTGAATACTTTGTTCACTATTGAACATACTATTGCACAACAAGCATATTTTGGTCATTTGTTGGGAAATGTTGGATATGATTTAGTTACTTGGCATGTTTTAAAAGATTGGTTAGATACTAGAGAAAAACTTTTAGCATTAAAGCCTTATTTTAGATTTAATCCAGATACACAAATGTTAAAACTAATTCCAGAACCAAATACATCAAATGTTTATTTTGGTTTAATTGGTTGCAAGGTTCAAAAACCTATTCGTGATTTGGTTTCTCAATTATGGGTTTTTAGATATACGACAGCATTAACAAAAATATCAATAGGTCACACTAGAGGAAAATACGGAGGAACTAGTTTATTTGGCGGACAAACTGTTAATTATCAAGACGTGATGAGACAGGGCGAAAAAGAAAAAGACGAATTAGAAAAAGAACTAATGTCAAATTACGTAGATACTGATCCTGTTAGATTTTTTGTGGGTTAAAATGAAAAAACTTGGAAGAAAAAATACAAATTACAAACAAGGTATTTTTAATCCAAAAAATCTTAAAAAATACAAAGGTACTACTCCAATAATATATAGAAGTGGTTTGGAATTACTTTCTATGAGATATTTTGACAATAGTCCAAATGTTTTATCTTGGGGATCTGAATCTGTTGTGATTCCTTATCAATCTCCATTAGATGGTAAAGTTCATAGATATTTCATAGACATGGTCGCTGAAATAAAAATGAAAGATGGCACTACAAAAAAAGTATTAGTTGAGGTTAAACCAGAAAAACAAACACATCCGCCAACAGTTACAAATAAAAAGTCTCAAAAAACAATGATTTATGAAAAATATCAATATGCAGTAAATACTGCCAAATGGCAAGCTGCTAAACAATATGCAAATAAAAAAGGATATTTATTTTTTATTTTAAACGAAAAGCATTTAAAATGAATATTGGTAGTATAAGTAATATTTGATATATGAGCAATGCCTATAATCTGTTAGTTGAATCACCTAGTTATGAGTTAAATTACTTGGTGGAAGAGAAAAATAGAAACTCCCCTTCAAACATGTTTATCCAAGGACCATTTTTGATGGCCGATAAACCTAACAGAAACAACAGAATCTATCCAAGAAATCAAATGATCGAAGAAGTTAATAGATATACTTCTGAAATGATTGTAAACAATAGAGCAACTGGAGAATTAAATCATCCAACAACACCAGAAGTCAATTTAGAAAGAGCTTGCCATATGGTAACAGAATTAAAACAAAACGGTGATATTTTTGAAGGTAAATCCAAAATTCTTTCTACTCCCATGGGTCAGGTTGTTCGTTCATTGATAATGGATGGTGTAAAACTTGGTGTATCTTCGAGAGCATTAGGAAGAGTCGATAATAATAAACAAGGAATAGGCGTTGTATCCGATTTTAGATTAGTAGCAATTGATGTTGTTGCTGATCCATCTGTTCCTACTGCTTTTGTTAATGGTATCTTGGAATCTAAAAAATGGGTACTCGCAAATAACGGAGAATTTGAACCATTTTATGAAAAATTTGAAAAAGCTATCTCTAGCTTACCGAGTAAAGATAGAGATGCATATTTAAAAGAACAGTTTATTATATTTATTAATGGTTTAAAAAGCATATAAATGAATATTATTCGAGATAAATAATAACATATGAATTCTAGTACATCGAAAAACAAAAAAGTAGAAAAAACTTTGGTTTCAAAATTTATTACTCAACTTTTTGAAAAAAATTATTCCAATGCAAATGAAACATTAGAAAATTTGATTGAAAAAAAGTTAAAAACAAAAATTAAAAAAATGCATGACAAATGTTCTTGCGAAAAGCATGGCAATTTGAAAAAAAACAAAAAAGTTGTTAAACTTAAAGAAAATGCAGATAATTTTTTAGCTTCTAAATTGGATGACCAAGATTTCGGTGATTTCTCAGAACCTGAAGATACTCAAGATAGGATTCCAAATCTGTCAGAAGAACAACCAGAAGAAGAGGATTATATTATTAGTAGTTCCGGAACATTAGGAGGCAGAACAGATGTCTCAATTTATGGCGGTAAACATTTAGCAACATTCGGCGATGAAGAAGATGCTGAAAATTTTTTGAGAAAACGTATGGATCAAGAAAGTTTTTATCCAAAAGTTTGGTTCGTTGATGACCACGGTGGTTATACGTTAAAAAAACTTTAATAAATGTAATTCAACAAAGGTAAATAATAATATACAGATTATGAATAAATTTGCAGAAATCTTAAAACAAGTCGATGAAGGTGTAATCAACGAAGAAACAGCCAAAGCTATTACAGAAGCTTTCGAGACAGCAGTTGATGAAAAAGTAAACTCCAGAGTTACTTTAGAACTCGAAGGTGCTTTAAATAAGCAAGACGAAGAACACGCTGAAAAACTTAAAAATCTTTTAGAAGCAATCGACAAAGATCATTCTGATAAATTACAAAAAGTTGTAACTGCTATTACAGAAAATCACACAGACAAATTAAAAGACGTGATTAGATTTTACCGCAAATCTATCAAAGAAAAAGCAAACAACTTTTCTTCAAAACTTGTTTCTGAAATTAGTAATTATTTAGATTTATATTTAAACAAAACAGTTCCTTCTTTACAATTGGAAGAAGCTGTAAAAAATACATATGCTCGTAAACAACTCGACAAAATTAGAGGTTTGGTTGGTATCGATCCAAATTATATCGATAACGGCATTAAAACAATTGTTGCTGAAGGCAAAAATAGAATTGATGAGCTTACTGAAAAGTTAAACGAAGCTTATAAAGAAAATCATGTATTAGTTGAAAAAATTAAAATCAATAATACAGAAATCCTTTTGGAAAAGAAAACAAAAGGAATGCCAAATGCTAAAAAAGAATTTATTTTCAATTTATTGAACGACAAAGATGCCTCATATATTAATGAGAATTTTAACTATGTCGTTGAGATGTTCGAACGTAGTGAGGAAGAGCAATCTTCTTCACTTGTCGAAGAGGCTAAACGTCAAGCTGTAAGCAAAAACGTTAAGGTTCCTGCTAAAACTCTTGTAAAAGAGTCTACATCAGCGGAAACATCAACCCCTTCGCCAGTTAACGGATATCTTAGTGAACTTAAAAGATTTTAAGTTGAAGAAGAACTGTCGTTTTTCTTGAATTCTATATCCATAGAAAGGTAAAATAATAATATGAGTAATGTTAATCCAGCCACAGGCTACATTGATCGCAATCGCGCTCAACAGCTTGTTGAAAAATGGGCACCAGTTCTCAACTATAGCTCCGACAAAGTTGGTGCTATCGAAGACGAACATGCACGTTTAACAACAGCGATCCTTATGGAAAACCAAGAAAGATGGTGTATCGAGGAAGCAGGTAATACTGCTGGTGCTGGTGGAGCTTTTGGCTCACCTGGCACATCCCTTTATTCACCTCCTGGAACGGTTACCGCAGGAGATCGTTACGCAACAGGAGATCAACGCTTACCAAAGGTTTTAATACCAATGGTTCGTCGTACATTCCCTGAGTTGATCACAAACGAGATCGTCGGTGTTCAGCCAATGAGTGGACCAGTCGGATTGGCCTTCGCTCTTCGTTACCGCTATGAGGCTGATAGCTTAGGTGCTAACGGTTTAGACGGACATGCCACACCAGGTGCAACCACCTTCGGTGCAGGTATTCAACGTTCTGGAATCGATGGCAAAGAAGTAGGCTATCAGTATTTGGATACAAGATTCACTGGCACAAGCGCAAATTACACTTCAACAGCAGATTTCGAGGTTCTCGACTCTGACAAGGGTGTTGCTGCTATCTTGAGTCAGTTTGAATTAACAGGAAACATTCCTCAAGTTACTGTTGAGTTCAGCAAAACAGCTGTCGAAGCTGGCACACGCCGCCTCGCCGCTCGTTGGTCTGTTGAGCTTGAGCAGGACTTGAAAAACATGAATGGTCTTGATATCGATGGTGAATTGACAAACGCTATGTCGTATGAAATTCAGGCCGAGATCGACCGTGAAATGGTAATGAGAATGGTCCAAGTAGCCCTCAATGCGGGAGCAGGAAATGGATACAGCTTCTGGTACGCAGCATCAGCCGACGCCCGTTGGCTTGGTGAGCGTAATCGTGACTTCTACAGCAAGATAATTGTCGAGGCTAACCGCATCGCAATTCGTAACCGCCGTGGTGCCGCTAACTTTGTTATCGCCACACCTCGCGTTTGCGCTATTCTTGAGATGTTACCAGAGTTTCAGTGGATGCCAGTAAACGGCAACGTCAACACACAACCAACAGGCATTGCCAAAGTTGGTAATCTTGGCGGACGTTTTACTGTCTACCGCGACACTCGTACAGATGCTCAGTATCTTGATGGCCAACGCGCTAACTCTTTAGAATACGCCCTTTTAGGTTTCAAAGGCACAGAATATTATGACACTGGCATTGTCTATTGTCCATATATTCCTGTCATGATCCAAAGAACAATTGGTCCTAATGACTTCTCTCCAAGAGTAGGTCTTATGACAAGATATGGAGTAGTTGATCACATCTTCGGTGCGAATCTCTACTACCACATCATCATTGTTAAAGGTCTTGGCAATGCTTTTGCTCCTGACACTGGCCGTATCTATCTCTAAGTTACGCAGACAGGTCGAAAGACTCACAAAAAAACCTCACTTCTTCGGAAGTGAGGTTTTTTTTATGTTTTTTTAAATTTAAATAAAATTAATTTAAATTATTTTGTAAAAA